GATTTCACAAAGCGGCACGGGCACCGTCGTGGGGATGGTGACGGGAAAATGCTGCGGATCTAATTCTAAATTGAATCCGGTAGTGTCGTGCCCAATTCCAACACCATTACATTGAGGCGGGACGGTACCAGTAGAAACTGTACTTGTTAAGATCACGGAGTTTACTTGGATACCGAAACAATTCCCGGAATGTGAAAAGGTGCCTCTAAACGTACAAGTGCTCCCTACATAGGACACGAAATCAAGAAGGTAAACGCCGTCGAATGACTGAAGGCAGCTTAAGCACAGGACGTTGTTAGTAATGGTAATCTCAAGCTTGGATCCCTCGTCGCAAGTATTGAGCAGACCACAACAACAACAGTTCCGGTGGTTTGTCATTCTGCACAAGTCCCATCATGCGAATTGACTTGGCTGAAAAAATATCGCAGGTTCATTGCAAGGTCCGTCGCTTCAAACATAAATACCACGACGTCATCCACAATGCGTTGCCTCGTAAAACCCGCCGGGTAATCGGCCCCGCTGGTATCTACGCCGTCGCCGCCGACACCGGCCGCCGCACCATTTGCGTCTTCAACAATATTTCGAGCCCTATGGCCAGCGCCAAGACTTCCGACGCGACCGCCCGCTAACGTTCCGAACCCGACACCTGTTACCTCCAACTCTTCCCAGTGATATGCCCACCTCGCATTGGTTGTCAAAGTGTCAGCGCCTGTGATTCGTGCCGGAAAGAACTGGCCTGGGGTAGAAGAGCCGCCCCCGCCAGCAACGTTTGGATCTATCTCGATGATGATGCTGTTGCCAAACTTTTTGGCTCGACCACCTACCACGTGAATACGCTGCACCACCGCGGCGGCAACCTGGTTGATCCACGCGTGTGAAATAGGGTCGTTCCTGTCGACCCTGATCGGTGAGATGTGGCCGGGGCGATCCATCTTCTACCCTCTGATATCAGCCAACACCGCGATACTTCCAACGACGCCAGTGACTGCTGTGCCGGTCGCACCGTCAGTAATCGCGACGCTCACACGAACATCCAGCTCATCGCCCGCAACCAACCCGCTGGCATCGATTGTGAAATCGACATCGGCGGCGGTCAGGCTGTTGATGGTGGTCGCGGCGGTTGAACACAGGTCCGACCCGAGACCACCCTCCCGATCGCTTTCGTAAACTTCAAAGTCGATCGTCGCGGTGCTGTCCGATATGGTCGTCTCCATGCCCGCGTGCGCTCGGATCTGAACCGTTTCTGCGTCGTCGTACGATGGCGGCAGTGTAAAGGTGAATCTGCAACGCTGCGTGACGCTGGTCGCCTTTGAATCGCTCGTCTTGAGCATCGGCGTGTTCGTTCCGAACGTACCGCCGACCAGACCCAAATCATCCGCGGCGCCGGCCGCTGGCAAAAGGGTGTGTAACGCGTCCCAAACGCGCATAGCTGTTAGTTGAATCGATTGCTTTGCTAGCGTTGTCTGTTCTAATTTCGTCCTGGAGATATTTGCCGTGGACGCAACATGAGAGTTTGTGACAGAACCGGCCGATGGCGTGTTTGATCCGTCAGCCGAGATTCCGCCGGTTACGTGAAGATCAGTGTGAACAACTTGTCGTGGCATTGTTGAATCCTAAAATAGTGTGTTAAAGTCTTTCGTTGGGTGCCAGTCCATTACATCCATTCCGTTGCCCATGACCACACCTTCGGGTATCCTTCCCGCCTCATCTCGGTACGGGACTACGTATCTCCATCCGATGCTCGGATCGTTTGTGCTCAACATGAACTCAAACTGAAAGTCGTACCACCTGGGCATTGCGTCCAGGTTCATATCCTGAAACTGGCAATCAATACACATCCACATCTGAGCATCGCCCGAAGCCCATGGTGTTGCATTAACAAACCCGACCCAGTCTAGCGTGACCTGTTCTGGGTCGTTCGTCTGTAATACGACACGCCTGGACGTGACGGGCTGCGAGATTGTCACATCTACCACCTGGGGCGTCGATGTGAGTGTTACCGGGTCACCTTCGTCGTCGGTCGTATCGAAGTTAACCAGGATCGGCATTTCGTTCATGTCCAACATCGTGCGGACTTGAGCCAATGAAGCGCCGCCCCTCAACGCGCGCCTATGAGTCCCGGTTCCTGTCGGTGCGCCCGGATTCCCAGCGAACGGACTGAAGCGATAGACGAGGCGGATTCTGACTCGATACCTAGAGCCGGTAGTGTTGAAGACCCTTGCCTCGCGTTCCTCTAGCCTTAAGTCCTGCAGCGCGATGTCTGAAGTAGACCACGCGGCGCCAATATTGGGGACGTCTGGATTTGTGTCCATCCACGACGTACTCAGATAAGGGTTCGTCGTCGTGGTAACGGTCTTGGTGGTTTCTGCGTAAACCCACTGGCCCAACCTTTGGATCATGAAGGTATCTTCGATGGGCTGGTCGATGACGGTGTTTGGTACGGTCATGGTGTTGTGCCTGTTATTCGGCTGTTTTCTAGCAACCGCTCAAGTAGTCGAGTTTGTTTTTGCTGCTCAACCTCAGATATCTTGTTGCCCCTGCTGAGAAATCCAAACGGACGAATGACATTGGATAGAGGCTCCGGCTCCCGCCCAAACGTGGCCTTGAACGCGGCGGTTTGTCTCTTCGTGTCTAGCCCCAAGATGTCGCGTAACCCGATGGTTACTGACGATATCCGTTCTGTAAGCCGCCCAACTCCTAAATTCGAAAACAGTTCGGCCGCAACGCGAACCAGGCCACGCAATGAAGTTGTCAATCGTACGATGTCGTCGTTAAGATTCTGAACTCGGGTTCCAACCAGATCGCCCGTATCAAGGCCAAACGCAACAGCCTCTCGACGCACATCACGGAATCCGACAGCAAGCTCTTGCATGGTTATCAACAGTTCCCTGCCGGGCCTTCCGAATATCTTGTTGGCGATGCCTGCCCTCACAGTCAAATCGTTGATCTTCGCTAGTGCCTCGGATATTTGGACGAACGCTTGTACCGTGCCACCCCTGGTGAGCTTTTCAAGGTCAACACCCAGCAGGCCGAACGCCTTGGTTCCTTCTGTAGAGAGACCCGCCTTAGTTTCACCGATGGTCTTATTCAGGTTCTTCAAGCCCTTATCGAGCTGACCCACATCAGAGCCGCCAAGTTGTGCTGCAAGGCGTACGGCCTCAAGGTCCGCAACAGTCGAACCGAGAACCTTAGATAGCTTGACTGTCGAATCTATCAGTTCCAGTTCTCGTTTGACCATCGAACTAATGCCGGCGAGTGCCGCGGCCCCAGCTACCGCGCCGAATCTGTGTAACGCATCGCTTGCCGCGGTGATCCCGGTGCGCAGCTTCGCCAAGGTCGTACGCGACTTTCTAATGTTCGATACGAATTGCCGGGTATCGGCGGCGATCTTTACGACGACATTACCGATTGTTGCCATGTGTCTTAGACCTCAGGGTTTCTACTGCACGCTTAAACGCCGAAAAGTTGGACTTCTTCGACGGCTCGCTCTGCGACATCGTGTTCTTCACCAGCGGCATAAAGTCGATCAACCTCAGATTTTTGGCGCCGGCGGCATCGAGTACGGAGCTTGCGACCGTGGCAAATCCAATGTCGTGCCGGTCCGGCCCGATCGGTCCATGCAGCCTGTCGAATATGGACCATTCCAAGAACTCCGCTGACGTCATCTCATTCATCAACCGACCTACTGATATTCCAAGCGCTAACGCAAGTCGAAACGCGAATAGCCGGCTTGGCCGGCTCGTCAGTTTTTTTCCATTTCCTGGGCGGCGTCTTCAGTCAGCTTGTTCAATCGTTGGGCCGCATCGAAGATTCCATCGATCAATGACGCGGGCTGCTTGGACAACGCAACCACATCGCTATCGCTGAACAAACGTTTCCCTAATTCATCGCAGGCGCAAATTGCGACAAGCCTGGCACGTATTACATTGTCTTTGCCGGCGGCGAGCTGGAATCGGTCCTGTTCACCGGCCGTCATCTCGCGAACGAATAGTTGGCCGTGGCCTCGAACCTCCACGGGTTCAACTACAACAGGACGCTCGGATAGTATGTCGTCGCGTGTTAGATTATTCATGACGATTGAGCAAACGTAAGAGAGCTTGTAATCTCCGTATCTAAGCTGCCATTTGATGTTTTGCTAAGACACACCACACCCGCCACACTTTCGCTTGAGCCATCTGTGTAAGAGATCGCTAGTGCCCCGGTTGCTCCGACAGTGATAGTTGAGACACCCACCGTCTCTATATCGCATGTGATCTTCGTCAAACCCGCCTCGACCAGGTGCGCTGCGCTACCCAATACCGTGACAGGTATTTCGTCTGCGGACTCGGTGTATGTCACCGATCTGACGTCTGACTGCGCAGATCCGCCGAAAGAAAATGTGGTTCCATTTGATGTCTCAGCCATGACGTTCTCCTAAGAAAAGGTCGGCACTACCTCCTCGTGCCATATGTAAAAATCCATCGATGCAGAATGAATACCCAGCTCGTCCGCCTTACTCGGCTGGATGTAACGATCCCTGTCCTCTTGAATCGTTATTGAATCGATCACGGTCGCTGCGATAGTTCCGCTGTAGCCTTGCAGCGCTCGCCGTATTTTTTCGCCTAGGTCTCTCGCGACTAGATAACTCGTCGACCACGTATCAATTTGAAACAATGCACGGTTGAAACCAGCCGAGCCCGCAAGCACCTGTATGTGCTCACTGCCCAATCGGGTGTAGGTAACGAACGGAAACGACGCGGATTGCGGCGCGCGACCTGGATACACTCGGGTGTCCACCACAGAAGACAGCCCGGGATTGTTTGCAAGCAGTACGTGCAACGCATCCTCGACCATCAGAACAAACTCCTGCGTTTGGCCCTGAGCTTGTTGACTTGCTTCCTAAATTCGGGCTTCGCTTTGTCCGCGAAAACCTTCAGTTGTGCTGACCGTGTTGAATCTAGCGCACTCCTGAGCATCCCAACCGGTGGAAGTGTTTTCGTTCCTAGTTCAACAAGATGGATGTAATTGGACGGCTTTCGCGTCCGACCGTCCGGGCCGACGCGATTGAATTTCTCGTCGGTTCGTGCTCCAACAATCCCAACAACTCGCTTGTCTCTTGTCGTGGCGACCTTGCTGCCGATCGCGGCCCGTAGTGCGCCAGTGTCTTTTGGCGTCCTTCGCTTTGCGGACTTCCTGACTTCAGCCGTGGCGGCCCGCAAACCCTTACGGAGAACGGCCCGCATCGGCTTTTCGGGCAGCTCCCCCATTGCTGCGAGGACCTCTGCTAGCCCTTTTGTTCGTACGTCTGTAACGAGCATCAAACCTTTTCCTTACAGATCAACACAAGCTCAATGTTTTGTTCGTTGATGTTTTCGACTGATTCGATGTTCAGGGTGCGCGACCCGAACAGGAGCCGCATCGATGGCGTCACGCCGTCCAAGAACCGCATTCGAACCTTGTGTGTGACGCCCGGTCTGACTTGATTGGCTTCGAATAGTTCGTTGCCGGACATCTGTTTGATGCTGGCCCAAACCTCCTTCTTCAACGACCAAGTTTGTACAGGTTCACCGGTGACATTCTTTGTCTCAGTGAACGACTGGACCTTCACGCGATGTCGAAGTCTGCCGGTATCCATTAAGGTATTGCCACCCCACTGTTGATGATTGAGACAAGTAGATTGCTTGTGGTCGTCGCGACGCCCAACACGCTCCGGAAATCTCCGGTGACGTTGTCCGCGTCCGGTGCAATACCGCCCGCTGTGGAGCTTGCGCAATAGACCTCGCCTTGCGTCAGCGTCGCGCCGACATCGATGTTGCCCGCGACCAGGATGGACAAAGGCTGACCATCGCTCGCGCCGTTAAGCGATATGCCGGCAACAGTCGCTGTACCCGCCGCGTCGTTGTCGACCAGCTTGTATTCGCTGTCGGCCGTATCCAGGTACACAAGCTGTCCGGCTGTAATTGTTGCGCCAGCTGTCACATTGCTAGTCGTGGCGCCGGCGGCTGCCATGACACTTGCTGCGGTGATTGATAGATCTGCCATCGCGACTTCCTTACGAAAAAAGGTTGACTCTGAACGGCCACAAGAGGTTGTTGGCTGTTTCGTTCTTCATCAGGCGTAATTCGCTCGATGTTGAGCGTTGTTCATACATGTCGGTGACCGACATCTTGATCGCGGTTTTGAATGCTTGTGGGACAGCGGCGGCAGCGCCGTACCCCGCGGTGTAAGTCACGGTTACGGCTTCAGGGATTGATCTTGTGCTCGACCAACTTTGGCCCCAAGCCTGTTGGATAGTCGCGACAAGGTTGCCGCCGCTTGTGACCGTGTAGACCGAGCTCGATTCGGTTTGCGTGTCCCCGTTGAGGTCTACATATTGGATGCTCGACACTGCCACGAGCGGGGGACGGGCCAAAAAGATGACCGCCGGATAGGCCGGAAGTGTCAACGTGTATGTCGCTGTGATCAGCTGCCGGTTTGTAAACGCTTCGACGTCATCCGTCGCCGCTTTAATCTGATCACTTATTAAGCTGTCTTCTTCGTTGTGATCTATCCTGAGAAAGACTTTGGCTTCCTCAAGCGTGACTGGCTGTGTTGTTGGTGCGACGGTCTGAGTTAGCCGCATGATTGCCTCGCTTTCATGGTCCGGCGTCTGGAATGCAATCGCACTGCTTTTTTGGACGGCGTGATAGCTGCGACCTCAATCGGACTGGACGCGTCGACATACTTCGCCGCCCCCAGCAACAACCAACATCTCGCCGAAGGCCAAGACATCACGTACCGTTTGCCTTTCTCGTATCCGCTCCTAGGTGGAGACGACAAAAACTCAACCGTGATGATGTCGTTCTTGCTCATAAAATCGCCCGCCGCCTTTCGGCGACGAACGACGTTTGGAGGTCAGACAATTTCGTCGACGCTTGCCAGATCGTTGTCCGATGCAGGCGCATGTCGCGGATTGAGTCCCAAGAGGATGCCGCCGGCATCGCTCGTGGCGACAGCGACAGTCACGCTCAAACGAACGTGATTGAAGCTGTTGTCAATATCCAATTCCTCAGCTCTGACGTTGATGATTGCCTGCTTGTCGGCATCCGTGCCGGCCTGCGTCAGCTGGGTGATTGATTTGCCGGTAATGTCCTTCGCGCCAGTTCCAGACGAATCGCTCGCCTGCTCTAGCTTGGCGTCGAGTGTCGCGCTCGACCCTAACGTTCCGGCCATCACAATCGCCATGCATGTTTCAAATTTGCTCATGTCGCCCCAGTCGGTCGTGACCGTGCTGGCGGCAGTGGCGTCGGGATCAATCACACCCAGTACCGCCACGCTTTCGCTTCCTAATGCATTAATGCTCATTTTCGACTCCTGTTGCTTGTGCTAGGCGCGTACTGCAAGCGCGACATACGGGCTGTAGGTGTTGGATCCGTTCAACGCAGCCACAGTGGAATTCCACCACGGCTGACCGCCTAGACGGAAGATGAATCGGAATGCGACGGTGTCGTAATCGAACCAAAGGTGGATCGATGTTTCAGCACGAATACCGCTTGTTTTCTGCAACGTTAGATATTGGGTGAGGTCGGCAAATAAGATGTCGCCGACCGAACCTAATGTTGCACAAGCTTGTGTTGCGATCGCCGGGCGACCGATCAATGTGTTGAATGGTTGGCCGATCGGCGCCAACGCAAAACCCCAGCCCGCTTCAGCCGTGCCTGTGTCGTCCTTGCCGCCCTTCATCAGGGTCAAGAGCATCGGCTCGATGTCCTGGTTGTAGAGCCAGACAGCGTTTCGCCGATTGTTCGCAGGCATCCGGCTGTACATGTCGATGATGTTCTGACCGACAACGGTCGTCGCATCCTGACTGGCGACCTTTGTCACACTGATCAAAGCCGGACTGTTAAGGATCCCCAACGGTTGCCCCGCCCCAGTTCCATTGATGATGGCATTCGAAATCTTGAAATCCATCACCTCGGGAGCCTTGCGGCCCAGATAAGAACCGATGGCCGGTGCGTCCGACATCAGTTCCTCAGTGACGGGGACCAGAACGGCCAGCTTGTTCAGACGAATGGTCGACTGAGTCAACGCCGGTTTGGATTGGGTGAACTGATCGTTTTCGCCCTCCCAATACGCCTGAATCCCGCCGGTGGATTGCCACGATGGCGCTTCGTCCTTCGGAATGGTCAGATTGTTGGAAGCGGTGTTGACACGATCGGTCTGGGCCAGCAACGAGGTTTCGTCATTGACGCGGCTGAGAATCTCATTTCTAAATGCCGGCGGCACGGCAAAGCCGCCGTCAGCGCCAGTTCCTTCGACACCCACGGTCGTCGGGGCTCTGGTTTCGAGCCGCCGATCGACATGTCCGCCATTTCGGCTAGCCATGCGAACGGCGAGACCGAACTCGCCGATATGATTCCAACCCCATCGGGCCTTGTCATCGTTGCGGTATTCGCCGCCGGTAACTCGCGGACTGTCGGCTGGCTGGGAGCGTGTTTCTGGTTGCTCAGGAGTCGAGGCGCGCCCCTGTGCCTGGGAAAGAGATTCGTATCTCTCACGCGCTTCTTTACGAACCTTGAGTCCTTCAAACTCATCGAGGTTCTTGTTCACATTGGTTAGTTCGTCGTCATTGAGATCGCGAGATTCTGCTTCGGCCGTCTTAATGATGGCGTCGGTTGCTTCTTGCAACCCGTTCATCTTGTCTACAAGATCAGATATTTTCATCGGTAAGCCCCTGGGGCCACCGATCAGATATGCCTAAAAAAATAGACGCGGCCCATCAGTGGCCCAATAGTTAATTGGTGCCTTGATGCTCCGCGTCTGCTGGCAGTCGCTTTGAATCAGTCTCTCTAAAACGAATCTATGGGCTGGCCCTTCGAATTGAATTAGAGGCTGTCACAAATTGTCAAGCTATGACATTATTGTATCGTTTCTTGGCCTGGTCAAGTTTTGATATTTGATTCGCTTTCGCAAAATCGCGGAATTGCCTTAGACCGACCGAGGTATCCGCGTACGCGGGGTACGTCACAGGCGACACGTCGTAAAGATCCAGATCCTCTAATATCCGGACGTCCTCACCGTCGGGGCCTGCCTTTCGCTCGACTCGGTCTTCGAGGATGACGAACCCAAAGGACATCTGGTCGATATCGCCCCGCCTGATCGATTCGACGACGTCGCGGCCGGCCGTGGTGTTGGGCGGCTCGATACGGACGCGAAGACCCTTATTGTCCTGGGTTAGGGTCAATGTGTTTGACTTAGTTCGGCCGATGACCTTTGATGGGTCGTGGTCTACCAAAGCCCGAACGTCGTGTTTTTCCTTTAAAGCCCGCGTGAAAGCACCCGAAGCGATCTTCTCGCGCATGCCAAACATCGGTTCCGACAAGCTGTCGAACAAAGCGGCGTACCCCTCAATGACTGCGGGTTGATCGGCTCGGTGCTGGATCATCAGGTCCTGTGCTTTAAAGTCCCGGTATTGAATACTGTCATTCATGACGTCCTTCCTTTTCTACATGCCCCCACAAGGAGGTCTACTAGATCTTCTGCTGTCGCATCCGGCTTTTCCATTTCCCACAATTCGATAAGGCCATCCAGATCGTTGCATCGCTTCGCATCGAGGACAGTCCTGAATGAGATATCGCAATATCCGTTTACGAACGTAACCAACACATCCTCTATGCTTTGAGATCGCACACTGGCAGCTCCGACACCAACGAGATCGCCAACCGCCTGTGCAGCTGGCCTCAATGCTCGCATCATGTATTGGCGGTGTTCGTCCCAAAACAGACGGAGTTTCTCGGAATCACCCCCCATCCGCGCCTTTTCCCTCCCGAAGCATCGAACGAGCAAATCCGTGAACAGCCGCCGATAGGTGGCTTTGAATTCATTGAGGGACCGAACGGGCACATTGTCATCGTCCTGATCGTCCCCGGCATCTTGATCTTCCTCCGGTTCAGCTGCCGGCATCATCTGAACGACTGGCTCCGGCTCATCAAGCGCCTTTTCAGCTGGTGTCATGTTGGCAGGAATCAGATAAGTGTCGCCGTTTTGATCGCGGGGTAACGGGTTCATGTCCTCCAACTCTCGGATATCGTCGGCGCTGAGCCACCCCCAGTTCCGCCCCACCGCGTAAGCGTCGAAACGACTTTTCTGGTCTCCGCGCAGCAGCGAATCGATCTTCATCTTGCTGAAGCGCTTGCCCCTGTTATTTCGGCCGAACAGCTTCCAGTTGGCTTCAGATTCGAGCTTGCAGACCCAAGGCAGGATGGCTTCCGTAACAAACTCGATGCTCTGTTGTTCGATGTTGCTGAATGTCGCCCGCTCCAGATCAGCGAGCTTGTGTGGCGGCACCCTGAACCACCGGGCGACTTCAGTTACCTGAAACTTCCTGGTTTCAATGTACTGGGCGTCGTTTTGAGGTATCCCGACCGGCTGGAAATCCATACCCATCTCAAACACCGCCACCCGCCAGCTATTGGCCGGGCCACCGCCGTGTATTCGTTCGAATTCCTTCCTTATTCCGTCTCGCTGGTCGTCCTTCAACTTGGCCGGGTGTTTTATGATCCCGCCCGGACGGCTGTCATTGCCATAAAAGGCGCTCCCAAATTTTTCGGCAGCCAGACCCATACCGATCGATTCGCGCGCCATTTGAATCACGCTATAGCCGACCAGCCCGTCGAAGCCGAGACCGCGAAGGTGAAACATGTTCAAGCTCGGGATCCCTATCGTGGTCCCGTCGGGTTGCTGATACTCATAAACAATCTCGCCCAATTCGGTGCGAACCGGTCTGGTTCGGTCTGGCGGCAGCGGCCACATAGCGACTGGTCGCCCGGCCCGGTCCCGCTCTATTTCAGCGTATCCGTTGCCCCAAAGAAGGACGTGGGACATCAAGACCTCACGGAATGTGTTACTGGTCATTTCCGAATTGGCCTGGTCATGAATCATGAAATCAACTGGGCTGCCAACCTGCAGGTCCCGACCCCCTGTCTTCCGTTTAGCAAACTCATGCCATGACAGACACCCGATCGTCTCACTGATCACCCGCACGGCGGACCAAACCGCTGAATATGTCAACGCGACGTCTTCGTTTACATGGACGCCCGCCGTCACTCGTCCCGGGAAGTATCCCTGCGATCCTTCAATTCGGGGCGAGGATGCCGCTCTAGCCCTGGTCTGTAGCAGATTTCTTATCCATCCCATGTCGGGTCCATCCTTCCCGGTTCCCAAGTGTATTGCTGGTCTTTGTTTAGCATCGATACCCCTAACGCCATGATCGCCGAGACGATACCGTCGATTTTCTCTGTTGACTTCTTTTTGCTTGGCTTCATGTTCCCCGCCGCGTCCATCTCAATAGCAACATGGCCCACCATCCATCGCATGATTGGATTGCCGCCGTGTTCATATTCCTGACGGTTGATGAGGCGTTCGAATTCGGCCGTTGGTGCTGCCATCGAGTAAAAGCCTTGGCCGTGGGTCACAACGTCGATTCCGTCTCCCTTGAGGTCCTGACTCAATTGGGCACCCTGAAACAGCCTGTCAACGGCCAACTGCTGGAATCCGAACGTGTCATAGATGATGTTGATGTCGCGCCTGATCAATCCGTAGTCCGTCTCATTCCCGGGCGTCAGCGTGAACCCCGCCACTTTCGCCCAATCCATATATGGCGCCTTGTCTCGCCGTGCTCTGATCAACGCGGTGTCGTGCGGCGCCCAGAACCACCACAGACTTTTGTACCCCACGTCACGCGGGAATGTCACGCATAATGCGGTGAGGTCCTTCGTGGATGCTAAGTCGAGCCCCGCGAAACACAATTCACCCTTAAGCAGATCTGAATCGACGTCGCCCCACGCCTGATCCCATTTTTCCAGGTCCAGCCACCTATCGGCTTGCTGAGTCCTGATATTCAGATGCAACCGCTTGAATTTGTTTTCATCAAGCGCGGATTCCTTTGCTTTGGTGCATGCGGCTCTCAGATACTCCGTCCTGACCGATTTGCCGAAATTCGGATTCGCCTTTCTCCAGACTTTAGGACTTGTCCAGTCGTCCTTGAGCGTCGCTTGATAAATGACCGGAAGGAAGTGTGGGTCTTTAACGGCGCCCTGGAGGACCTTGGTCGCGTAATCATGGGTCTTATTGCATACGGACCCCTCTCGCTCATAGTCGGCCGTCGTCAGGTACATGATCATCGGGTTGTCGCGACCCGCTACCGACGTATCAATCGTGTCGACCAACTCGCAATCCGGCAGGCAATGCAGCTCGTCGATGACCGCAAAGTGAGTATTGCCGCCGTGCTTCGAACCCGCGTCCCCGCTCATAACCTGATAGCTGCTGAGCGTGTCGGCGTACACGATTGCCTTGTCGCCGCCGTTGTAAATCTTCAGCTTGTCGCCGAAACTGAACGGATTTTGAATGACCATCCCGCGGGCCTGCTGGAATACAAAGCACGCTTGCTTGTATTCGCTCGCTGCGCCGTAGACTTCGGCCCCGGCCTCTCCATCAGCGAACAACATCCACAGCACCATCGCCGCGGCGAGTGTGGTTTTCCCGTTCTTGCGAGGGACATAGACCAGGCAATGGTTGTACCGTCGGGTTCCGTCAGGTTTGAGCCAGCCGATGAGGTTCCCCACGATCGCCACCTGCCATCTTTCCAAGATGAACGGCAACCTTGCCAAGGATCCCTTGACGTGGGTTAGCTCTCGCTGAATGAAATTGATGATTGTTCGCGCTTTTGACACCTCAAAATGGCAATCGCCCCGTCCTTTCCACGGGTCGTAGTTGGGTATTCCTGTCTTGCAGATTCGACGGATTTGGCGGTCGGTATAGTCCTTAACCCCATCGTTATCGATCTGTTCTGCGCAGATTTCATCTGGTTTTGCGCGGCGACGCTGTTCGGCCCTGCGCTTGGTTTTCTTGCACAGGGCCGCAACTTCAGCCGGTATCGGGTCGGGGCCCGTCTTTTTCATGGTGAACCAACGTTCACCTCCAAACCTGGGCGCGAAAAATCGACGC